AGTTACTGGTTGATCTTTGCTACGCATTAAATCAACAAAGTCTAATATCTCATCTGCATTATCAATATAATACTCATAAGATGATTCCATCAAACGTCTTTCTTCAGCAAAAGGAGTAAACTCTTCTGGATCACCAGCTTTTCTTTTTACTGGTATAACTTTACCACGATCATCTAACTTAGGTAAGAAGTGATACTTTTGTCTTTTCTCTTTCGAGATAATAGCTAAGATACCTTGAGAAGCATCATAAATGCATTCTGCATAAGGACACTCAATGTTGATAGGAATCATGCGAAAACTATCAAGTTCTCCCCACTTAGAAGAGATAATAAACATACTATGGATCATAATGTTGGTTGGTTTTTACAAATTAAACAGCTTTTTCTAAGATCTCCAAATCTGCAGTAACTAATGTTAATGTTTCTTTGTCTTGATCGTATTTATCACATAACTCACCTATCTCGATAAGTACTCTAACATCAACATCAAGTAAACTTGCGTAGTGATCAAAGTGGTACTCAGGATATAAGTATGAGTTAATGTATGTGCACTCTTTTGGTTCTTTTCTAAAGAAGTAAAGGATATCTAGTTTAGCATCCTCATCAAGCATAGAGTACTTACCATCAATAAAACACTTCCAGTCTCTTCTCTTCTTTGTAAAGTTAAAGATAAAGATGATCTTATCGCTGTACTCTTCTCTTGATTCAAATAAAGGGGAAGCTGTTAGTGCAGCCTCCGCCTTCTTGAACGCAACGGATTTATTCCCTGCTTTATAAACAACAATCAAACGCTTATCTTTTACAGTATATCTATCTTTCCAGGCAATGTATACATTCTCAGGTTGAGTCATTGACTTACGATCTGTAAGAACAAACGGTAATAAAAACGTCTTTGACTTCTGGAAGTATCTGCTATATAACGATGGTACTTTATGTGCGTCTATCATTGTATGTTAGTTTTGTACTACAAATATACTTTTTTACTAGCAAGTTCAAACGGAAGATAGTAGTTTCTTTCTTCGTAATGCCACTTAGCTTTGTCTAAAGTATCCATTAATCGCTCAGTCCATGCAATAATACTTTCTGCTGATACACCAAAGGCATATGTGCAGTAGTTCTTATCAACAGCAACAAAGTTAAACTCAATAGTATATCCAATAAGATGTGCATAGTTTGCATTAATTAACTGAACATAGATAGCTGCTTGCATCCAATAATCATAATGCTCAATAGATCCATCAAAGTTAATAAGGTCTTTTGATGTAGTCTTTAAGTCATTGATATAGATGATCTTTTTATCATGATCGATAACTAAGTTGTCAATGATGCCTTTAAGACCAAATGGGTAGTCTTTAAACTTATCGATATAGAACATCTTCTCGTTTACTGTCTCAATATTACCAGACATGCTATCTAGGTGAAGACCAAGTAACTCGCAGATATCTGCATGACTTTTGATAGTATTAACTGCTTCTGTACAGAATGTTAAAGTATCTTGATCGATTAGATCTTTACCCTTTTTCATCTTTAAGAAAGACCAGTATACTTGATGGTCAAGTGTTATTATCTTATCAAGACGCTGAGCATCAGTCTTTAAGTTCTGAAAGTAGTTCATGTCAGCCATGATATCTAAGATAGCATTACCAAACTGATCAAGTTCTTCTCTTGAGTCATCTTGTAGTTGTTGCTTGTGTGCAAACACTCTATCGATAACCATCTTTGCTTTTGCAGCAGGTAACTCAGTTGGCATTACAATATAATTCTTTGTAATACTATCTGGCTCTAAGATCAGATTATGTATAAGCTTACCCTTGATAAGGTGATCAGCAACAATCTCTTCTCTTATACCATTAATATATACGTCTTTAAAAGACTTTGGACTCCATAGTAATCTACTAAGACTACTGTAACTAAACTGAAAAGGCTTCTCGTAAAAGCTATTCATTAATATTTGCTCCTCCATATTATATGCCAGTTGATTCATTATTGTGATTATGCACTTCTTCTTTTGACCAGTATCCTTGTTGATACATGTAATTACGAATCTCACTAGCCGTAATCTTGTCAGTTGTTGTTGACTCTATTCTTTCAAGAAAGCCTATCAAATCAACACAAGCTTGTTCAATATGTTTATTGTCCGCCATGTTTTTGTTGTTTAAGTTGTTCTGCCACCTCTTCTGGTAGATAGCCTAATAAGTTTTTCTTTGGAAGGAACTCTAGTAACTCATAGATAGCTGTTACATCCTGCATCGCAAAGTCTTCCTTCATCTGTTCTATAACAGCTTCAATAATTGGGTCTTCCATATTAACTATACTTTTCTTCCATCATTATAAGAGCATCTCTTTTTGTTTGTGCTTTTACTGATGTACCAACTTTCTTTGAACCTACACTAGTTTCTAATACACCTCTCCATATTTTTGAGTTGAATCTATCTTGTTCTAGTGTCCATAAATCTCCGCAGAGAGTTACTCTGTATATACCTGGTTTTACAAGAACAATGCCCCTATTGTCACTAGGTCTTAGTTTTTTTGTCTGCATCACAACATAACTTTCTAATAAGTCTGCAATGCGTTTTAACTCATGATGGATACCTGGGATATTTGTTGATATCAGCTTTTGACCCATCAGTGTCTCATGTAATTCAGCCATAATCTTTTTGTTTATTCCATATCACGACCATACCATTTACCTAGTATGTTTCCGTTATAGGAGTTAGTTCTTAATACATCTAACTTAACTTGCCAAGCAAACTCAGCATATGTTAAGTACTTCTTTGTTTTGCATAACTCTAAGATCTCTCTTGAAAACTGCTCTACTCCGAGTAACTTAACATCTGCTGATAGTTCTTTGCTTGATCCATAATACTTTAACCAGTCTGACTCTTTCTTTATATACTCGAATGTCTTTCTTGTTTTTGTTTCTGCTTTACTACGAGCTGAGATTCTTTTCTTCTTTGTGTGATACAAAGACTTCTTACCTATGTAGATCTGACCTGTTGTTAGGTTAGTGATCTTATAGACGAATCCTTCTAGTTCATGGTAATTAGGAAGCTTATCAAGAGAAGTGATAGCTTTACGCTTGTGCATCCAAGTTGTCTGACTCATTATCTATTACGTGTTTTGTTATTAAAGGGACTAGATTAATCATTACTTCTCTAGGTCCAAAGTCTCTAATAGCATCAGCTAAATCTTTGCTCATCTTTAAGTGAACATAAGGTATATCATAATGCTCTTGGTACTTTTTCATTGCTCGAAGTCCTGCTTCATCGTTGTCAAAGATAGTAATAATCTTCTTATATTGATTCTTATACTTATCAATGACTTCCTGCTTTATCATTGTGTTCTCAGAGTCTGGTGCAATCACATCAACACTGAGCTTTAATGATTTTAATGCCATCAAGTCTTTAAGACTAGAGGTAATAACTAAGTAATCATGTCCTTTTAGTTGCTCTGAACCTTGTATATAGTTCGCAACCTTAATAAACTTCTTATCCTTTACAGTGGGTTGGTATATCTTATATACCTGACCATCAGTTGTAAAGTAGCCATACAAATGCTTGCCTAATATCTCAAGCTCTTTGTTTTGACCGTCTTCTTCTTTAGCCATAATGTAGGATTGTAAGGGTCTAACATTATGCTCATCAAGTAATCTACTGCCTATGTTAAACTTAGTCCAGTAGTATTGATCTGCTGTTGTCCAGGGCCGTGTAGTTGTATCTTTAACACGGTATTTACTATAGCTTTTAAACTCTTGAACATCAAAGCCTCCATTATTATGTAAGATAAACTCATTGTAATCCTCAATAATAGTTCCGCTTGCCTGTCCAAAGCTACACTGGTACAAATGCTTTACTAAATCAATAGCTCCTCCGCCTGTATCTGTTGAGAAGTCCTTAAACTTATAGATACTTTTCTTCTGATCAAAATAGATACACATACTTGGTGTACGTTCTTTTGGGTTGAAAAGACTCTTTACTTTAAGATCTTGACCAACAAGCTTGTCAGGGAGCTTGCAATAGTGCTCGAATATCCATGTTGATGGTACGAGCTTAACATCTGAGATTAAGTTTTTTGTACTTAGCATAACCTGTTGTAATTAAAGGAGAAAAAAGAAGGGCAGAGATAAAATCCCCACCCTTTCTTACATCACCTAACCACTAATACTATAAGCTGAAATCGTTGTTTGGTTCGAAACCTGCAACCTGCTTATCTTCTTTTGGTTCACTAACATGTAGTGACTTATCAAAAGCAATAAGATCAGCTTCATTACCCTTTAACACATAAGCTTTCTTTCCTGTCTTATCATATGGTAAGAACAAATCATATGCAGTATAACCTTTTGCATTCTTGTATCCGCTTGCTGCAATAGTGAATACCATTGAACGGTTAGCAAAGATCTTTGATACTGCATCAACGTGATCAAAGATAGTAGATGCTGCAATGTTATCAACAGCTTCTCTAATAGGAGCACCTAAAGTGTTTGCTAAGTTGATAACTGCTTGTAAATACTCATTGTCACGTTTATTATTGATAGTCTTTGTAGTACCATCTGGCATATTACGAGTAACAGTGCTATCCTTCATTGGATAAGCCTTATACTTGATACGACCAATCTGACCCAAGTGACGAGGGCTTGAAGGATCGTTAGGGTTAATAAAGAAACCTTGGAAGTTTGGATCTGTTACTGCTGGAGTTTCAATGTTTAACACTAAAGCAACTGAACCATCAGTATCAAAACTACGGTTCTTTGTTAACTGAACATTAAGGATACGTGCTTCTGTTGTTCCTGGTCCTACTATTGGGCTAGTCTTTGTTCCTTTTTCTTCTACTGCTGCGAAATCTTTTGTACTAATCATGATTGTTTTTGTTTATTATTGTTGTTTACATTAAATGAATACTTGGTCCCAATACGTTACCAGACCGGTTGGTGTCATTTCTGATACCATAAACTCCTCATCTCTTAAGTGAGTTGGTCTAGCCCCACATGAGATTTCATCTGTTGTTTTAAAGCTTAGGAAGTTTTGCTTTCCCTTGCGATACAGATAACCAATAGCATCTGAATTAGATGTGGTGATACGTTTAAGCTTACCTGTTAGATCTAAGTCAAGAACATTTACTTCTGCTCCATTCTTTTCTAACATCGTATCTTTAACGTGTCCAACTAAAATAATGTGAGGAGCAAGAGTCTTGATATAATCAATAACCTTTGTGAATGCCTCACGTAACCACGGATATCCAGCTCCGTTTGGTAAGTTTAATAAGCTTGTATACTTAGGCTTACCTTCTGTTAACCAGTTCTTTCCCATTGAAGTCTTTCCATATAACTCCTCTGCAAAAGGTAAACAGATGTCTTCAAGTGCAGTGATTGTATCTACTGCGATGTACTTATACGGTTTATTTGCTTTTAAGATCTGCTCACCGATGGCTTTTATGTCTCTAACAGATGTTGCCTTGATCTTTAATGCATCAACATAGTCAGTACCACTCTCAAGGTCTAAGATTAGACAATCAGGTAGTCCTGCTAGTAACTCAGTCTTGCCAACTTTTGGCTTTGCGAATATAACAAGATTCTTTGGATTCTTTACTTCGGCTTTAACTTTATCTATAGGTAATGTGAACTCTTCCATTATTTGCTTCTTTGTTTATTTACTTTATTTATTGCTTGATTAAGATAATCCTTTGAGCTTATCGGCTCACACTGAATGATTGCAAGCAAGTCAAGTACACTAAGGTTACTATAGTGTTGATCTTCCGCTTTGAAATCATTTGATGATAACTGCTCTAACTCAAAATCAAGGGATGCTTGTTTTGGTAGCTCAGGTTCATCTTGTAATGGTGCATATGCATGCTCTACTCGCGTTGCACGAGATTGTTGTGCTGTAGATATAGGATATCTTTTTACATTAACTGGTATAAGATCTGATAAAGGAACACTATACAGTCTATTTTCTACTGCATCTGGTAAGTTATTAGCATTAACATTTGCTAATGGATACTGTTCCCAGTAAGCACAATCTGTATCTACTGTAAATAAAATACGTTCATCCATTGCTACATAACCTTTCTTATCATCTGAAGACTTCAAGATCTCAAAGAAGAAGTTACGTCTAAACTGATTACCATAGATGTTTACTGAATCTAGGTCTGTTGTGGCATCATGCCAGATAGTTTTAAACTCAACTTTTGCGTTTGGAAAACCATAGTCAGCTAAAGCATCTTTATGAAACTGTGTTAGCTTACTATACAACTGTTTCTTTTCGTCGATAGTCATGTTTGTTTTACCAAGTACATTCGGGCCTAAGTCAGGCACTGCTTTTGGGACTGAGTTCAGTATACTAAACTGTCCCTTTAATTGATTTATCATATTTATTAACATTATTAAGGATTTACTACTCTTCTTCTAGTACTGATAGCATCAACATCTCTATCAGGTTCGGGACATTCAATAAACTTGTTTGCTGCAAAGTCACCTCTAAAGAATAACACAGCATCTGATTTACCATCTCTAGCTTTTAGCACGTGGATGGCAACATGGTCTTGTTCTACCTTGTACTTATTAGGACCATAAATCATTAAGTTCTTTTCAAAAGGTCTGTCAAGTGCAAGCATTAAGTCAGCATGGTTATACAAAGCATCACCACCGTAGATATCTGATGTATTAGGATAGTTACCAGCTTTACCTGGTTGACGTCTCTCATTACTTTCGATATCTCTGTTCATCTGATTAAGAACGATAAACAAGCAAGGTATAGCTTTCTTTAACTCAGTCATCATAGTACCAAGATTATGAAGCATTGCAAGTTCACTCTTCTCAGTACCCATCATTACAAGATAACTATGGTCAATAGTAATAATCATTGGCTTACGATGCTTTGTCCACATGGCAAGTATATATGCTCTAATATTAGATACAGTACATCTTTTTGTAATGACAAAGATCTTATCAGCACCACCTGATTTTTCTTTCTTGTAGTCTACATAACCTTTAAGAAAGCTGACAACACTGTCATCAAGTTTCTTCTTTGCACTAGCAAGTTCTTTTACGGACAAGCCTGTCTTCTGACTATACTCTCTTAAGGCAATCTTCTCGTCTGTCATCTCAAACTGAAAATCAAGTACAATAAAATCCTGTGTTGGGTTCAAGTCATGAACACTTCTTGTTAACTCAAGCATGAAGGTAGTCTTACCACCTCCTGATCTGGCTGCAACAACAGAGATAGTTCCCCACTCAAAGCCACCCATAGTCACATCGTTGATGGTGTTCCAAGGTGTTTTGACTGATTTGATCTGTCCTGTTTTGCGTTTCTCAATGTAGTCTAAGCCCTTTTGGTTTATAACCGATAAGGGTACTACGTCGTCTAAAATGTCTGTTAGTTGTGAGCTCATAGGAAGATAAAAATACGAAAAAGTTACGGCATTTACAACTAGTCATGAACATATCCTGATGACAAAACTTGACCATCTGTGTCACGAAGACTCTCGATAGTTGAAGCTAGTTCGGATACTCCATCCTTCATTATAAAGTAGGTTGAGTTTTTCATATAAGTATGTCCATTTGCACTACTCTTAAATGTATTTGCATACATCTCAGTAGCATCAAGCACTTCTTCCCAGGTATAATCAGGATACTTTTTAAAGAAGTCATTAAAACGTTTCTTTAAATCAGTTGGACTAGTACGTAGCACTCTTCCTGATACTGCACCTTTTGGGAAATAGTCTCGATAATCAAGTAACAGGTCATCTACCTGCGGGTGTTTCATCTGACTTGTTATAACGACTTTTTTCTTTGGCTCAATTTGAGCATAGAACTCATCTATTATTTTTATACCAGACGGGGTAATGGCTCCTTTATCTGTCATGAAGCCTTTTAGTATTAACGCTTTGTCAATATTAGGGCTGTCAATAAGATCAGGGGGAGGTATAATACCCTTGTGTCTAAAATCTAAGTAGACAAACTGATTCAGTGTTAGACGGTTAAGAATCAGTGGTGTCCAGAGGTTTATAATCATAGGCTACTTTTGTTTAGGTTATTTGTACAATATTTAATATATTATTATGTAGAGATTCTCTAAAGGGGATGCAAAGATAATGCTTTGATTCATATCTCCAAACTACTGCTTAACGCTATTAAAAACTTTATATAATATGGCAACATTAAAATACTATGCTCAGAAAGATGCTTTAGGGTTTCCAATCCCTGGTACTATGATGGGTACTACTGGTAAAGTTCCAGCTAATACTCTAGAAATATCTAGTGCAACGGTTTTACCAACTCATCCTGATGGTTTAAAGTACGTTGTTCGTACGGATAAAAAAGGTGCTATTATACCTAATTCATTAGTAGCTGTACTTACAGTACCAAAAGGTAATATATTAGACGTTACAGCAGCAGGAGCGGAGTCTTTACTAACAGAAGATAACTTTAGTCTAGTTGCAGAAAACGAAGACTTAATCATACTATAACATTTAACATATATTAAACATGGCAAATAAAAAGATTAGTCAATTAGCTTCAGCATCTGCACTTGCAGGTACAGAAGTATTACCAATAGTACAAGGTGGTACTACAAAGAAAGTAACAGCTCAAGCTATTGCTGATTTAGCATCAGGCGGAGGTTCAGCTCCATCATTTGGAGTAACTGCGAATGGTATATTAGGAAGTGATATTACTGCAACTTATGTACAAAAAGCTTCTGTACCTAAGACTGTTAACGGTGTTTATAGTACAGAAGTTGGCAACTATGCATCATTTAGTTTTAATGCTGCTGGTTCAAATGGCTACGGTGGATATGGTGGTAGTAGCGTTAGTACTACAGCAACAAATATAGCTTTTCATACACGTTATATTGGTGATCTTAACATTACTGGATCAACTGTGGTTACTACTTTTTCTTTTCCTGATACTATTGCTCAAGATAGTCCAATGAGTGGTCTGTCTTTTTCAGGTGCAGCATTAACAACTGTTAACTTTCCATTACTACAAACATGTAAAGGTATTTCGATAAATAGCAATAGTCCTGCATTAACAACTTTAAACTTTTCATCATTAACGGATCTTTCTTCTTATGCTCAGATACAAATTAATGCTGTAACAGCTATAGCTGAGATTGGGCCATCAAACTTTCCGCTATTAAAACAAGCTGCTTTTTCTATTTACGAGCCTGGTTTTTTACAAGTAATTAATCTACCATCAGCTATTGTTTGGAAATCAGTGTATCATGTAAATAGTGGAATGGGTTCTGGAGCATCGGTATTAAATACGTTACGTGTCCCAGCTATAATTAATTATGAGAGTGCTTATGTATCTTATAATGGACATTCTCAGCTAGCTAATGTGGTTTTAGGTACTATTGGTACACTAAAAACATTAGGTCTTTCTTGGGGTCCTGCAAATATTAACTTCGAAGGATGTGCTTTAACACAAGCTTCAGTTGATGGTATATTAACTTTACTAGCTAGTTTAGATGGTACAAATGGTACTGATCCATCTAACAATGGTACAATTAATTTAACAGGTGGTACAAATGCAGCTCCTTCATCTACTGGTTTAGCAGCAAAAGCTATACTATTAGGTAGAGGGTTTACAATTAGCCATAACTAGTTTTAACTAACATATAAAAGATATAACAATGTATATTCAAGCAGATAATAATGGAATCAAAACTGTACCGGCTACTCAAAGCTGGAGATTGATTCATAATAGTGGTAAGGTTATTGATTTAATCGAAGCAGCTTACCAAAGTGAAACAGGTGGTTCAACAGAAGTATTTGTTGCTGCTACAAAAGCTGAATGTGAATCTGAGATTACTCGTTTAGATTTAGAGTTACCAAAGCATTTACAGCCTTCAGAAGAAGCACAAGCTTAATGAATTATAACAGGTCTCGTTGTTACGGTAGTATTAGAAGTATACCTTTAGTTTTTGAGGATTTAACTACTTCTGATACAATAAAAATCGTAACAACGGAACTTGAATCTGACTGTTATGGCTTAGAGCAAATAAAGCTTTTACCAACAGATACTGTAATAGATATAGGAGGCAACATAGGTATGTTTTCTATATATGTTAAAAAGAAGTTTGGATGCAAAGTTATAGCTTTTGAACCAGTACAAATAAACTATGAGCAGTTTAAGCAGAACATTCTCTTAAACGGTTTATCATTATCAGATATAGAGCTGCATAATGTAGCAATTACTGATAAAGAAGGGGATAAGATACAGATCAGTACTCCAGTATTTAATACAGGTGCATCTTCAGAGTATACAAAAGGAGGTGTTATATCATATTGTATAACTGAAACCATTGATAAGTATATTACTACTGACTGTAAGTATCTAAAAGTAGATTGTGAAGGAGCTGAGTATAAGATAATACCTAGTATAATAGATAAGATTAACCAGTTTAAGTATATCGGTATTGAATACCATAAACTAACTGATACTCAAGATCCAAAGTCTTTACATAAGTTGTTAATAAGTGAGTTTAAAGGACGTATCTTTCAGAATACTTCACCATGAATAACATAATACATCAGATTTGGGTAGGTCCTAATGTGATGCAAGTGAGGGAAAGAAGGTGTTGTAGATTAGTTAAAAGCATGAATCCAACATGGGAATACATGTTTTGGACAGATGATAATCTACCTGAGATGCCCAAAGAGATGCAAGAAGTATTTGATTACTTTGGACAAACTAAACACTACGCTTTTCAAGCAGATGTACTTAGAATGTTTTTGTTAAAAGAATACGGTGGTTTGTATATTGATGTTGATTTTGAACCAGTTAATTCATTTGATGCACTAAGAGAGTTAGACAACCTATTTTTAACTTGGGGACCAGAACAAAAACGTATAATGAATGGTGTAATAGGTGCTGATAAAGGTCATCCAGTTATAGAAGATCTTTGCAGTATGGTTAATATCAAGACAAAGTTTTATGGACCTGATTGGTTTGGAAGTAAGTTAGCTTCTCATGATATTAATACGATGATCTTTACTGACTTTTTAAAACAGTATGCTTTTCATCACCACCTTAATTCTTGGTCGTCATAATGATATAACGATTATAAAAGCAGGATTTGCTAAACTATTTTAAACAATGACCAGAGAGAACCCAACCATCTCAGCATTCAAAGCGTGGATTTTCCCAAGTCTAGTATCTCTTTTAGGGATTATGATCTGGCAAGATGTCAACGAAGTTAAACAGGATGTAAAACTATTAATGGCACAGAGCAACGTCGATAAGACTAGGATTGATAATCTGGAACGCGCTGTATATAGTAAACTGGCATTACAAACACCTACCCCACCAAACAAGTTGCCTTCTCAAGTATTTTATCACGAGATGGTGGCTATTAAACCTGACCACGATGAAGAAGACAACAGAATCAACAAGCTTTTGGACGATATTTAAAGACAACAACGACTGGAATGAGAAGTCTATTATAGGCTTTATGTCCTTTGCCGTAATGGTATTAATCGAAACAGTTGACGTTGTTACTGGATACTTTGGCCAAGAGTTAGTTATAAACGATTACATCTTTAACGCTTTTGCTATTATTACATTAGGTTCTTTTGGTATCTCTGGTGCTGAAAACATCATGGGTAAGAAGACAAAAGACTCAAACAAAGAGGAAGATGTTCACATGGAAGGATAATGAAAAATATAGTTATCGGCGTTATTATTACTATAGCGTTTTTTGTAGTTCTGACCCAGCGAGGATGTATGGGTCACTCAAATAGTAGACAACCAGACACTCTTGTTGTTACTGATACATTCTGGACTAAGCACGATAGTCTTATCGTTAGAGATGTCCCTACACCATACGAGGTTCCAGTACCTTTTGAGGTATTAAACACTCAGTATAAAGCTGATACAGCTTATCCCAAACTAAAGCAACAGTATGAAGACTTAGCTAAACGCTTTGCTTCAAGAAAGATTTATACAGACAGCGTTCATGTCGGTCAGTATGGTCATATACGTATAGTTGATACTGTTACTGAAAACAAGATTGTTGGACGTAGCTTTAGAGAAAACTATAAGATTCCTGTTGTAAAAGAAACTAAAACGATTACTAAATACGATGATCCTAAACGACAAGTCTATGTTGGTGGTGGCCTTAACCTTACTAGCGGGGGTAACGTCCGAAGTGCTGAAGGCGGTATACTATACAAGACAAAGAAGGATCAAATATATGGTGCAAAAGTTAACATTGCCACGGATGGTACAACGTCTTTTGGCATACAGACGTACTTTAAGATCGGAAAGAATTAACCTAAACAAATAAACCATGAGTATCTTATCATTCATTAAGGGACTATTCACAAGTCCAAAGAAGACTATCTTAGAAGAAGTCCAACCTATTGTAGAAGCTGTAAAAGAAGAGATCGTTGAGATATCTGATTCAGTTGCTGAGCAGATTGCTGAAGAAGCAGTAGCAAAGCCAAAGAGACGCTACTACAAGCGTAAGAAGAAGTAAAAATCACCTAACCACTATATAATATGTTATTAAGACTAGGATCTGAAGGAGAAGATGTAAAGAAGCTCCAGCAGTTTTTAGGTGTTGATGTTGTTGGTAAGTTTGGGCCAAAGACAGATGCTGCTGTAAAAGCATGGCAAGCTGCACATGGTCTTACTGCTGATGGTATTGTTGGTGATGGTACTTGGGCTAAGATGTTTCCATCTCAACCTCAAGCACCTGTCACCCAAGTTACAACACCCCCTGCTGCAACTTCCAGCTTCAAACTAGATCGATTAAAAGGGCATGTACCTGATGCTGTTATAGCAGCTATTCCAGATACTGCTCGTTTATTTAATATTACTACACCATTACGCCTTGCCCACTTTTTAGCTCAGTGTGGTCATGAGTCTGGTGGTTTTAGAGCTACTCAAGAAAATCTTAACTATTCAGCAAAAGGTTTGATGGGTATCTTTAAAAAGTATTTCCCAACAGCTGCTTTAGCTGCACAGTACGAACGCAAACCTGAAAAGATTGCAAACAGAGTTTATGCATCTCGTATGGGTAATGGTCCTGAAGCATCAGGAGATGGGTTTAAGTTCCGGGGACGAGGATTTATCCAGCTCACAGGTAAAGAAAACTATACTCGTTTTGATGCTACAGTTCCAGAAAACATTATTGCTAGTCCAGATCTTGTAGCTACAAAGTATGCATTAGCATCAGCAGCTTTCTTCTTTAACAGTAATAAGCTATGGGCTATCTGTGATAAAGGAGCTAATACAGCAACAGTAACAGCAGTAACTAAACGAGTTAATGGTGGCACAATAGGCTTAGCAGATCGTATTAAACACTTTAATGAGTATTATCATCTATTATCATAAACTATGGCAAATCTAGTTGATTATTTAACACAACCGTTACGAAAACTATTTAATACTTCAGACTTTAAATCGGCTGTTAAACGATATGCAAAATCTGTATCACCAGTTAGCTATCCTTTTCAGTGGTATCCTGATGCAGGTTTAACAAAAGAAGGGCCTAAGTTTAAATATACTGACGGTACAGAACTTATATCATATCACATTAAAGGTATTAGTTCAATCAGTGATAATGCTAATAGTTTTTATCAATACTTAGGTACAGTAGTTATAAATACGTCACAGGGATATCCTTCTATATTTCCAGGAAATGTTACAGGTATGTTCCAAAGCGGAACTGGTGCTGATATTGTAACAAGCCCTTTAGCTCTTGGTGGGCTAATAGAAATAGATGGTGTTCATGTACCATTAAATAGTTTTAAGATTTCTTTATACAACTACAACAATCCAGAAGGTTTTGCTTGGTATGCTCTTGTTGTAGAAGGTGGCGTTGATGCTAGTCCAGGTTTCTTAACTGCATTAATGTCTTATGATTTTGAGTTTTTATTACCAAACTTTGTTCCAGCTCCAACTATTTTCCAAGACTAATATGGCACATCCATTCAATCCTGAGAATGCTCCTGTTACAGGAACATCACCACAAGTTCAAGCAATCATTCAAACTATCAAAGAAAAGAAATAATGGCAAAAGCAAAAGGATCTACTGAAGCAAAGAAGATCGTCTTCGGTACTAGACGTAAAGGAAAGCATGCAAAGACTGCTGGACCAAAAGCTAAAGCAGTTAAAAAGAAATATGTTGGACAAGGGCGTTAATCGCTCTTTTTCCATGTATAAACCATAAGTATATGAAAGCATTATTATTTGTTGTCTGGAGTATTGTAGCATCTGCATTATCGATACAGAGTTACTTTATATACTCACACTTCTTTGCTCCTCAGAACATTGTTAATCTTATAGGACCAGGAGAAAGTATAAACGTTTCTTCTGTTGAGAACAAGATTATTATGGGTAACCTAGCTGGTAATCGTAATCTTGCTTTTGGTGTTAAGAATATTATGGAAGAGTTCTTACAAGAACAAGAGTATGTTATTAATCCATATGCTACAAAGAAGATCGAGATCGAGATTGTCTATCTTGATGTATTAAAGACTCAGTCTAACTTATCAGTATTTCATAAGAATACAGACGCTATAGTTATACGAATGAGAGGTAAGTTAATTGAAGATGATAAAGTAAAGAAGACGGTTATAGTTGAAGAGTCTGCTGAGGAAGTATCAATGGCTGCATTAGTTATAGATGAAGGTGGTAAGTTTAACCAAACTAATCTATCGTCAGCCTTAAAAAAGTCTTGTAACACACTGATTAACAAACTATTATAATGAAAAAAGCACTATTACTTGTCACAATATTATTATGTTTTTGTGACATCGTTCAAGGTCAAAACATTAAGTTAAGACTACAAGATGATTCAACTTCAGTGAATACTGTAGGAACAGTTATCAATAAAGGAGACGAGTTTATAGTATCAGTAAAAGCAGATGGTAACGGTAATGCAACAGCTAGATCGCTTTATTTCGATTTTGAGTACCAAAACACAGCGTTTGAGCTTGTTACTGTTACAAATACGGGAACAGGTGGTAACGGTGGGATACTTCCTTACGGTTCTAGTATTACTATGGATTGGTACACTTATCCTGGTTATACGTGGACATCTTCGCAACAAAATACCACTCCAGACGGTAATACTAACTATAATCGTGCTGCTTATTCTTTTACGGCTGGTGGACCTAAAACTATTCTTAGGGTCTATTTAAACTGGGCTAGTCCAAATGGTATGCCGTATTCAGGAGGTTGGGATGATTTAATTCGTCTTAAGTTTAAGTTGAAGACAACAGCTCCAGGTTATGCATGGGATCCTATTAAGATGAACTTTGCTGCTGCATTTAATTCAAACGGTACAGCAGGTTCAACTGAGATGACAATACCTTTAACTAGTGTTATATATCTTGACCCTACAGCTACTAAGTATGTTAATGCGACTATAGAAACTAATCCTAACATCGATAACTTTAGTTTACATCGTGTTTTATTCTTGAATCCAATAACAAACGTTGGTATTATTGCTGATGCAACTGCTGCTGGTGCAATAAACATTGATCAATCAAGATTAGAACCTAATACAGAGTATCGAGTGATGATGATGTTAAACATGGATAGTATTCATAACTTATATGCTGCTGCTGTTACAGTATCTGATTATACTACAGCACAAGCTGAGTTTGTACAACAAAACTTAGATGGTACTTATAAAGGACAATCTATTATTACAGGAGCTGGTTACTTAGCTGCTGATGTTAACAGATCAAAAACATTTGATGGTGGTGACTTAACAAAGTTATACTCACAAGTAATTGGTGTTGATAAGTTGTTTACTTTACCATCAAACTACGCTGCAGGAACAGATATGTATGCTTCAGTTCCAACGTTTACTGATAGTACGTTTAATGCATTAACACCAGCAAACTGGAAAGATGTTACAAACAGTTATGTCACTTTCAAGACTGGTCTTATAGGTCAAAATAAACCATTAAAGCTTAAGTTCTTGATCCCTGGTGATATAAACCGTTCACACTCATCTCAGATGATGATTAATGGTACTATTGCAACAAACGCTGCTGTATCATTAAAGACTAACTTAACAGCAAACAAGACGTTAAACAGAACGGTTGCTGCTTCAAACATTACAGTAAGCTTAGCTAACCAGACTCTAACATCTAATACTATCGAGATACCAATAAAGGTTAATACAAATGGTAATAAGTTATCAGGTTTACAGTTTGAGTTTAGATATAATCCTGCTTCTATTAAGTTCGAAGAGATTATGAACCAAATGCCAAATACATGGTATGCTTTTGCTGATAATACCAAACCTGGCGTTATTCGTTTTGGTGCATTAGATAAAGCTCTCAACTCATCTGTTACAGGAGAACTAGTACCGTTTAAGCTTAAGTTCAGTGCAATAACAAACGGTTTAGATATGAATACCTTGATTAAAGTAAGTCCAGTAATGGATGCAGCATCAAGTACAGGTTCTCAGTTAGGTATTACATTGAACTCAGATACTATTAAGATTACTGGATACAACAACTTTTAATATCTAACCACTATGAAGAATACATTATTGTTATTATTACTTATCACACTTGTGTTTGCATGCTCTGATCTTGAGAAGTTTGAAGATACACCAATAAATCTAGGCGCAAAAGCTACTTCAACAGAAATATTGAGTGCAAGTTCAGTAGGTGGAAAGGTTACTGTATTGTTTGCAGTAACACCTGGAGCTAAATACTCTGTACAAGTTTACTCTTTTGCTGCTATTGAACCGGTAAAAACTTTACCATTAACTGCAGATACTGAGATTACAACAAAGATATACGACTTTACTGACCTACCAGATGGGTTATACGACTTAACATTAACAGATATATCTGGTGTATCTATTAGAAAACCTTTAGTTATTAAACGATAAACAACATGTCAGAAGAAGCAGAAAACACAGGAGGCTCATTAAAGAGCATCTTAATCGGATTAGCAAGTACTATCGCATTAGGTGTTGGTGGTTATGTTACAAAACAATTAACAGGTGAGGGTGATGAACCAGCTGCAGCAACAACTACAGCAGCTCCTGTTATTAATATCAATCAAGCAGCGGCTGCTCCAGCACCTGTAGCTAAAACTATTATTGTTAACAAGACTGCAGGTCCAGCACAAGCAGCTCCAGCTCCAAAGCCTAAGGCTAAAACAGCAAAAGAAGAGTTAGAAGAAGCCCCTAAATGGTAATGGAAAATAGTCAAGCAACAGGGTTTAAAGACCTGTTAAATCAAATGATGACAAGACGATGGTTGATAACAGCTATTGTTCTAGGAGGTTTTATGCTTATTATTGGTGGTATATTCATAGCTATTGCTCAGAATACTGCTATTGCTGGTGAGTGGAAAGAGTTGTTATTACTTTTACTAGGAGCTTTTATTGGCTCTTATGGTAAGATTATTGACTATTGGTTCTCTGATACAGACAAAGACAAGATGTTAGTCCAGAAAATGGATGAGGAGGACGGTGTAAGTCTATCTAATACTTCAGATATGCCTCCAGCTCCACAGATTAATAATCCATTAGAATCAGTAGTATCACTACCAAAAACTGAAGCAAAACAAACTGGCACTGAAATCGATGAAGACGGTGACGGAGTTATGGATGGTTTAGATATTGACGGTGATGGTAAGGTTGATGTATACTTTGCACATAGACAATGTGAACACGTATGGGACGATGTTGACAACGATGGTGATGAAGAGTGCGTTAAGTGTGGTAAAATAAAAGACAATGAAGAAACTGTATGAAAAAGTTAAGCGTATTCTTAAGTGTTTGTTTTATCTTCTTTCTAGCTTTCAGTCATAAGACTCAAGCACAGATAGCAGCAACAAGAACAGAGTCTTATACTGCATCTTTTGAGAAGAAGATAAACATAGATTCTTTAATGGACTATGAAGGTCCAAAGATTCCTATACAGTTACTATCTTTAGGTATAAACGAAGATGTTTATGCTGCTTATCCTGAGTTAAAAGATAAACGTGTTGGTCTTGGTGTTACAAACATTGTTGTTGAATACCTTGAAGAGACAAACCGTTTTACTTTTACTGAGGATAAGGCTGAGATAAAGAACAGAATGGTAAAGCAGTTTCAAGCATCACAGTCTGGTATCACAGAAAATAAGTTAGATGGTAGAGGCAAGATTAAGCTTGCTCAGTATTTTGTTTATATTGAGGTCTATGATTTTTCCGTTTCTGAAGATGAATCATTATCTTTGAAAGACGGTGTAAAACAGACAGTTGTAACTCGCATGGGTTTACAGGTTAAGTTTGTTAACGCTGAGACGGGAGAGTATTTTACAGGCTCAGGAATGGGAGAAGCTAAGACTGTTAGGGAAGCAACACTAATGAACGATGCTAACTTTGCTGATATTAAGTTTAATCAATCCACGATTGGTACAACGACTAAGAAAGCGCTTGAAAACGCTGCTAGTAAGATTGTGGTACGGATGATTAAGAAAAAGATTTTCACTAAATAAACCAACCATGTTAGAAAAACTAATCATTGCTGGCACTATAGCAATAGCTGCTAGTATTTACCCTGCGTATAAGATATACGAAGGTGCTAAGATACCAATGTATCAAACACGTATCTCTAATCTAGAACATCAGATGGAGATTGTTAAGTTAACAGAGACTGACCCTGCAAAGCGTTATGTAAAGCTTTCAAAGCTTGAGGGTAAGATTCTTAAGGTACGTACAAAGATTAAGGCACGTCAAAAGATTAAAGCTCTTGAAGCCAAATGGGACTATCAAGATGAGATGCTTAAGTTAAAGCGTTTTCAAGTTTCTGTTGATTCAACTATAAAGATTGAACCGAAGTAGTGAAATGGTTAGGGATTATCATGTTGTTATTATTGTGGAACACGAGCAATGCTCAAGTGTTGTCACAAACATATGTTGATCCTTGTTCAGGAAAAGTATTAACGGTAACTGTACCTATCGCAAGTGGGTCAGTTACTGTTGTTTACAGAGGTCAATACAAAGTAGTTACAGCAAACGATATAACTACAGGTGCTTTAACAGCATGGTTAAATATGTTGACAACAGCATATCCATGTCCTGAAACACAACAAGTAGTTAATCAAGTAGTTACACAGACAGTTAATACTGCGGTTAGTGCAGCTGTTAATCAAGCGACTGCAAGTGCAACCGCTGCTGCTACTGCCGCTGCAACATCTGCGGCGACAAGTGCTGCTACTAGTGCAGCAACAAGTTCTGCAACGTCAGCTGCTACATCAACAGCTAGTTCTGCTGCATCCGCAGCTGCATCTTCTGCAGCAAGTAGTACTCCAGCACCAAGTGCAACAAGTACTAGCAGTTCATCATCATCTAGTTCATCGTCTAGTTCTTCAGAAAGTAGTAGTTCAAGTTCTTCTTCTGAAACAAAGAGTGAAACCAAAAGCGAATCAAGTAATGAGTCAAAGTCAGAAAGCAAAGAAGAAAGCAAGAGTGAGTCCAAGTCTGAGAAAAAAAGTGAAGATAAGAAAAGCAGTAAGAGCTCTGCCAAATCCAGTGCCCGTATTAATCCTATCTTATATAACTCTGATCTTACTTCTCTATTATCTGATGATAATAGTTTTTCTCAGATAATATCTGTTGGTATGTCTCAGTCTTCAATGACTGGAGCAGACTCATGGGGTGTTACCAGTATGATCTGGTCTACTTTTAATCAGTTTGCTTTATCTGGTAGATATACAAAGATGAACTTTGCAAAAGGTCAGTTATCTCATATAACAAATTATGGTATTACAGGAGTTTACTTATCAGGAAACTACGTAGCATTTGCTACTGGTGCTTATATCAAGCCTTTAAAAAATAATAAAGGTATCTTTGGTATAAACGAGACTATTAGTTATGCAATGAACACAGTAAGTAGTAGTTTGCTTATGTTCTACAGTAAGCCTATTGTACTTAGTAAAAGAGTATCGATAGCACCAACAATCACAGCATCAGCTTTTCCAGTTGTTGCATCAGAAACAGGCGTTGATATAACTCCAACATTTAATGCCATGACAGGATCAAGTTTTGATCTTAATCTAACTAAACGTTTTAAACTTAACTGCGGTCTAACACTTGCTTTTAGTGAGCAGAGCATTAGACCTAACAGTTATATGTTTATGATTGGAACAAAGCTTAATCTTTAATCACGTAACCTCTTTTATCTACTGATAAGATTCTGTTACCATCAAAGACAGACATTTGTTTAGCATGATACTGCTCTAGTACTTGATCATTAAAGTAGTTAAACATACTACCTTTAACACCCAAGAAGAAAGCTTTATCTGTATAGACACTGCAGCGATCTTCTGCGTCAGTAAGTACTAAGCTGTTCTCTTGTGATTTAATAATATGGTTTACTACTTTTGTAATACTTGTACCACCCATATCATCTAAAGAAGCAATAGCAAAGTCTGTTGTTTTTAGAGCATGAACATCTTGGTTAAAAGAATAAAGCTTGTTAAGCATGTTGTTCTTTTTCATTACAAGAGCAATGGCTTTTGCAAACTCAAGCTTAGTCAAGCCTCTTCCATCAACGTCTTTAACACCACATCCTTCGGACATCGAACCAGATATATCGATATAAAGATTAATCTTACCTTTACGCTCAACGTTTCTTGTTGTAATATCCTCTGGGAATATGTTTCTAAGCTTTGGATGAAGCATTGCGTACTCTTCTAAGCCATCAAAGTTGCCTGACTCGAACAAAGACTCATGTGTAATGCGTTCTTGCCCTGAGAAGTAATTCTTTGACTTATCTAAGATCATCTTGATGTTGTTCTTTAGTACAGAATCATTCATCTTGATTTTCTTTAGAGACTCGATTGCTCTTTCTATCTCATGCTTAGTCATACTACCAATACCGGTACTTTTATTCCAAGCTTCTTCAAGCTCTTCGTCACCAATATTTTCAGTTAGTTCATTGATGTTTTGAGCTGCATCATGCATTTCTTCCTCTAACTTATCTCTAGTTTGCTTTAAAGCTTTATCAATAGCTTTCTCCATCTTCTTCTGATCCTTTCCAGAACCTTTACCAGAACCACTTTGACCTTGAGCTTGATCATCTTGATCTCCGTCTTGGTTATCATCACTATCACCATCTGATTGATTCATCTGGTTCTTCATCTCTTCATGAGCATCAGGATCTTGTTTCTTTAGTCTTAACATAAAGTAAGTAAGATATGTCATCATACTTTGAGTAAACATACCAGACTTAACATTAGAACCTTCAGTTAAGATCTTTAAGCTTGGATCATTTGCTAACTCAAGAAGTTTGTAACGCATCTGATTTTTTTCATTGCGAGCTTTGAAGTCAATCTTATCAATAGGTTTATTAAACATATTAAAGATATCGTTCTTTAGTGATGAAGGTATTGATTGATACGCTTCAGTCATTTCTTCAACTGAAAAGTGCCAGTTCTCACGCCCTTTCATCTTGACAATCTTTTCTGCTGTCTGTGTAAGAGCACCATGATTACTTCCACTACTTGTATAACCAGGGATAAAACCTTTCTTTACAAACTCATTTAATCGATGAGCATCTATATAGTGAATATATGGCTCTACTAACTCAGGTTTTTTATACGAACCAATGATACTTGTAAATCGGGAAGAGCCAGAAAAATCTAGCTCCCCCTTCTTTACTTTCTCCATGATTGTAAACACATTTTTATACTGTTTCTTAGCCATGGCTTTCTCTTATTTAGAATGGATCTACATTAGCATCTGCAGGTGATGTAGAGGTTGTGTAAGTACTGTGTTGAATAGTACCAGATAAAGGCATGCTTGACTCACTCATATCTCCTTCAATCTCATTTAATAACTCTACTGCTAAATATTCTTCTGCTTCATCTTGATTAGCAAGAACGTGGTTCTCAAGTACAATAGTCATTGTAGCATCGATAGTTTGAGCATCATCATCTGCAAGTTTACCATTTGAGATATAAGTTGCTGTTAGATCTTCGATCTCTTTTACAGCAAGAGATAAACTAGTTTGATCATGATAAGACTTAAGCATATCAATCTTAGACATGATGATCTTCATCTCCATTGATGTAAGCATGTCATTAAGACGAGTACTAGCTGCTTTATCAACCATCATCTCAGCTAACTTAACTAAAGCTTTGTCAACACTAACATCCCAGATATAGTGAATACCTGCTGCAAGACGAGGAACAAAGGTTAAAGTACGGTCAGTTGTCTTGTCATAAGATACCTCGATAAACTTCTCGATACGGCTTGGTGATAACACTACATCCTTTAACTCTTGTGAGTTAGGGATATTAAGACTGATGTTTTGTACATAGTCTTTACCACCTTTGCTATGATATTTAACCATATCACCCGCAGAGATACGAGATACTTGCATCTTGATCATGAAACGATCCCAGAAAGGTGAGTTAATCTCGTCTTTTGGAATCTCATTACAAGTTGCAACAAACAACTTCCACTTGCATGGTACTTTGTTCTTACCGTTAAATAAGAATCGCTCGTTCATAATACCCAACAAAGAGTTACGGATACCAGAACTAGCTTTATCTACCTCATTAATGATGATGATCTCAGCCTCAGTGATAGGAGCGTTAAGCTCATACTTATTGTTTGTAAACAACGCTTCTAAGTCTGGCATACCCTTCACCTCTGATTGCTTAGTACCCTCGTCAGTCTCTAAGATATAGATCTTTGACATGAAGTTTTCAGCAGTTGCTAACTTATTCTCAATCAACCATGCTTTTGCATACTCTACTACAGTCTTGGTCTTACCAACACCAGGACGACCCTCTAATAATACTGGTAACTGAGCTGACTCTGCTAATGCTAGAGTCTTGAACACTTCTTCTTTGTTCATTAAAGAAGTAGTGATTTTACGTACTTCTTGAGTTTTTACTTTTGCTAGTGACTTTGCTTTTACTGTTGACATTAGTTTTTATTATTAGATATGAATGAATGCATTTAACTCTTCTCTAGATGTTTCTTCAACTTGAAACATATCGGATTGTGTGATGTTCTGAGCTACATCAAACTCTTTTGGTTTGCGTTGACGCTTCTCTTTTACAAGAGAGATGCTTTCTTCTTGAAGGTCATCAACTAAGATAAATCTCAAGAAGTTAGGCTCAACATCTTTAAGCTTTGGATGCTTCATGATCATTGTGATCTCAAAATCTGTTGCATCATATGTTTCTTGGATAGATCCAAAACCCTGGTCATCTGATTTAAACCATGATAAACCGTTTTCTAGTGCCTCGATTAAGGTACTGATGTGTAATTCTACTTTTTTCATACTACCATTTAATTGTTTGATCCTTGCCATTATTGGCTGCAATAATCTCATTAACTTTATTGAACACATCTTCACAGTCCCACTCTTTTGATCCTTGATAACCAGCTGAGGCAGGGTGTGAGATTAAAAACTTATAATGATTACTACTAACAAGAGACTCTAACTCTTGTGCTTGCTTACCCATGAATACCCAGATTAAACCAGGATTATACCATGAAAGCATATCAACTACATATACTATAAACTTTAGCCACACATTATAGTGACTACCAATCTTTCCCACTTCTGTGGTTAACGCCGTATTAAGTAACAATACGCCTTGATTTGACCAACGAGTAAGATCTGGATCTTGATACGATGGAAACTCTTGGTGTACAGTCTTTTCGATAGCATCAAAGATGTACTTAAGACTTGGTTGTAACTCTTTTGTTATTGAGCATGAGAATGCTTTACCATCTGCCACACCTAATTGTGGATATGGATCTTGTCCTATAACGACAACCTTAAGGTCTCTATATGGACATTCTTCAAAAGCGGAGAAGACATGCTTTAAAGGAGGAGTAAAACGTTTACCTTCGTCCTTCATTGAATGAAGTGTTTTTAGTACTTCACTAAACTCACTAGACATTAAAAAGCTTTTTAGCTTATCTGCCCATCCTGAGTCTCTTAGTTTGTCTATCAACTTCTCTTGAATCTCTTTCAGATCAACTGTTTGTGAACTCATAAATCTTGTTATCTTTGTAAAAAAATATAATACTATGTCAAAAGGTATCCCTGTTCTTCCTCCAAACACTGAAGTTCCTATTAGTATAGGCACAGGTTTTGTTCAACAGCTATTCACTACTATGGGCTTTATGCTTAGTGATAAGAGTCCAGAGCAAATAGCTGCTTTAAACAAAGCAATAGAAGAGAATACATACAATGATGAGCCTTGGATGGCTGCTTATGTAAGTATTGCTGTTCTAGTTAAACATATTGAGGAAGTTGCTGTCGAGAAAAATCTAGTAACATACTCTGATCTTAGTGAACAGGACAGCCCATCTGCTCCCCAAGTGCAATAGCTGCTTGGATAACATCACTAAGTTCAACTCTACTACAATCACCAAAGCTTTTGACAATGTGTTGTCCATCAGTCTTTATAATTAGACCAGCTCTGTCTTTAACGTAGTATTTCATCTCATCAATAGTATGACCGCCATGATTGGCAAGCTCTCTTAACATTGCATGGATCTTACTGATCTGTGCTAAGGTAGCATTAGGGTCATACACTTGCATGGTGATCTCAATCATTGTACCATCAGGAACACTGTCTTTAAACTGTCCGTATAAAGCTTTGTCTTTGTTGGTCAATGGTTGAAAGCTATCACCTTTCTTAATCATTTTACCTATATATAGTCTCATTAGGATACTCCGATTGTGTGATACGTGATTTTAGTTGGATCTAAATCCATTAGTGCTTCTTCTACCCAGTCTTCATCTTTTGTATTTGCATAGCATAAGATGTGAACGATAGCTGTTTCATCAGGATTAAGTCGTAACATACGACCTATTCTTTGATTAGACTTACGCTCATTACCAAATGCATGCATGATGATACCGCATTTTAAGTCAGGTATAGTAACACCTTCAGATAACTGTGCAACACAACTAAGCTGCATGATCTTTCCCTTCTCAAAAGCAGCAAGATGTAGATCTGAATGCTCGTTATTACTGTGATAAGAATGTGGACATAGACGATCTGCTTGTTCTTGAGTGTTACAGAATATGATGCATTTATCTTTTATACCTTTAAGCAAGTATTGTGCATACCGCTCTTTAGTTTTAAAGTCCATCATTACTCGCATTCTCATTACAGCAGATATCTGTTCCATCTTCTTTGACGGCGCTGTTGCTAGTCTCTTTGTCCAGTAAGCATATGATGCATTCTCAGATGTAAAGAAGTTTTTACCCTTCATGTTTACTGATATGTCAGTAGCTGTACTTAACGGCAGCTTATGTACAAATATCCTATAATCATTAAGAATACTATCTTCAACTGCATCATCTGTCTTGTATGTATAAACTATTGGACAGTAAGAAGAGACCATTACATACTTTTCAGACTTCTTATACCTTGGAGGTGTACCAGTTAAACCTAGAATACGCCCTTTATACAATGCTAAAAACTTCTGATGTGTATATAGTAAGCTATGACACTCATCAAGAATAACAACATCATACTTTGTTGGATCATGCTTTGGCAAAGAGATGTAAGTAGAAAATGTTGCTGATGTTAGCATATCTTCTAACCCAAACTTTACTGCATCATCCTTCCAGCTTTTAAAGATGCTGACCTTTGGAGCAACAATAAGCACTCTATGAGGATACAATGTCTTGTTCTCAATAGCAGCAAGATAACGCAATCCAATGAGAGTCTTTCCGACCCCCATTGAAACTGCGATACCAGCATGATGCTTTGGTACTACTTGAGCTAGAGCTTCTTCTTGAATCTCATCTCTAGTCATACACCTTTGTTATTTCTCCACTAAACGGATCAAACTCTACTTGATTAAAGCTTGCATATTGCCCTGGAGGAAATACCATACGAGCATGCTCATCGTGAGTTAGTATACCTAGTGACTTTAATTCAAAGTCTAATGAGTTACCATTATCTAAGTACTCTATATCAGACTCAGAGGTCAAGATGTGTTTGTGTCCTACGATTTCTCCTTCGCCTAGGACTAAGCGTTTTGCTTTTTTCTTTTCCATAACTGGGTTTGTTTAATACTACGTTTCTGAATACATTAATTCTAAGTACTGATCTTTTGTTAGATGTCTTGGCCATGTTCTTTTAGACTCATCTCCTACCTTTACAACGATGATATCACCTTGACGATAGATTCGTTCAGGTTTATCAATATTGATCCGTATAGTCCAAGCAATAGCCTTTATAGCGTCTGGTATAAACAGTTTGAAGTCTTCTGCAACATTACAAGCATCTCTTGGTACGTATATCCAATACTCACGGTTTGTTGTTGTACACCAACATCTAACTGCATAGATATCGTTATCTTGAAAGAGTCTTCTTGTTGTCCAGCTAACAGACATATCTGCTTCTATTTTATCAGGGTTTATCTTCTGAACGGGAATCTTGTAAAGTTCATACACATCTTCAAACACATACTCTTGTTGATTATTATCATCATCCCACTTTGTACGCTTCTTTGTAATAACTTGACGATCAAGCATCTCAGGATTTAACTCACTGAATATACGACGTATACCAATACAATCAAAGAATACACGGCGTCTTTCAAGGTTAGTTTCTTTGAAGGCTTCATCAACAGTTACAGGAGTAATAGTGTTCCATACTTCTTCTACAAAGTTACCAAAATCTTGTTGTGATTCATGCTTTATGACATCCTTTTTGAAGTCAACAAGCTCAGGATACTTACTCTTCCAAAGACGTAATGCTTCAGTTAGTGTAAAGTTACGGTATGCTGATACCGTATACTCTAAATCTTCATACTTTATTTTACTCATCATCTTCATCTTTTAAGTTTAACACTACTTCTTTTTCTTCAGTACTCTCTACTCTCATGTATACATCAATCTCAAGTACTAAGTAGTCACCATCAACTTGTAAACTATCATGGTTAACACTTTCTGAACTATCAATACCTAAGTATTCTCTATCACCAAGATCTAATGATTTAACTTGATCGTCAATAAACTCTTTTAGTACATCAGCTTTTAGCTTTAGTTCATTCTCTAGTTCTGGATCAATAAAGCCTTGTGTTACATTAACCGTAAACTCAACACTGCAATCACCACCACTATCATAATCAGTAACTTGATAACTAATCTGATCAAAGTAATACTTCTTTGGTATAAGCAATACAGCTTTCTTATCAAGATCCAAGTACTCATCTTCAGCGTAATAATCAGTGCCAACAAGTGCTTGTTGATCTGAATCATACTCCATACGACCTGATGCAGAGTACTCTCCAGCCCATGAACCATAATCAAGTTCATCATACACGGAGTCAACTAAAAAGTCAGTAATCTCATTCTCATTTGAATCACCTCTCCAGGTAACACAACCTGAATCATTACCACCATCCCACTCTATTACTACATCTCTTCCTTCTGCTATCTCAGCTTCACACCATTGTCTTGCTATTGTTATCTTCTCTGCTTCTGAAAGAAGGTCAAACGCTTGTTGTTTTTTCATCTTTTGTTTTTGTAATATGTTAAGAACTATTATTAACTTCTTGGTAAAGTGCAACAAGTATTAGGTTTATACAGTTTTATGCTGTATCTTTCTTAAGATAATACAACACTTCTATGATAAATCTAATACTTGCTTTACTTATATTATGCTCTTCTTTAGGAGCTACTTTGTCTAAGTTTTCAAAGACTACAATCATTCGCGCAGAGCGTAAACACTCAAAGCCTTTGGTGCTTGACAAAGAAGTCTAGATATTAGTAACGTGATCAAGTTTCTTATCACGTATCTCTCTAACTAGCTTTCTTCCTTCTCCTGGTTTATACAACCAAGACTTAGTATCCATAAGATCTAAGTAATCTTTTATTGTTGGTATCCAACCAAGATCTTCCATGATATGTTGTTCACCAAGAACTCTTGTTGGAACCATCTTACCACTTGAGTTAACAATAAATACACCAAACTCTTTCTCAGCCCAGAAGATACCTTCTGAGTGATGTCTTAGAGCTCTATGTCTCATGTCTGGATAATGTTGTTTGGTTTCATCAAACCATTCGTGAAGTGGAAGATATTCAACGTAAGTTCCTCCGTGTTTACGAGCTGATGAAATAGCGTGATGAAGGGGATGACTCATTTTTTTTCTTTGTTTAAGTTATTATACAATCTTTTTGCCCATAAGATAAACTCATGGTAATCTAAATCCATTTTTGCTCTGTTACATACTTTACAGCAAGGTACAGTATTATCAGTTGTGTAGTGTAAAGAAGAATTGATTCTATCAACGCCGTTATATATTACTGGTACTCCAGATCTAATCTCATCTGTACCAGTTTTAGTTAATTTATATACTTGCGAAGGTTTTACACCACAATAGTGACAATCTTGTGTAGTAAGATATTTAAACTCTTCATACGTAAGGTGAAACTCTAAGTTTCTTTCTCTAGCATGTTTTTTATAAACGTAAAGTAAAGCTTTATAACCTACTTCAGGATCGCGTTTATTTTGATATAATGATTTATAAGTACGACATGGATATTTTCCACAACAAACAGTTGTACCATTCATTATATTACCTACTTGAGCTTCCCATTCTTTACCACACTTACATTTAACTTTAATCTTTCGTTGTCTATGTCTAGTACCTTCTCCAAGATAAGTTAATAATGTAGATTGACCTGTTTTTGTTTTAATGATTTCACCTAATGTGAATACGTGTTTATGTTTCATAAGATTATATTATTATACATTAGTAATATATAACAATATAAGCACATAAACAAATTACTCTTTACGTTTTAAATCAAGTGCTATAGCATCTTTTTCTGATAATTTATTATGAATATAATCATGGCAGTTTCTACAAACAGCTTTCCAAGTATTCATTACTAAATAATACTTACTTCTATCTTTACCAGAATAAAGATGGTGTATATCAGTAGCACCAATAGTACATCCTGCAAGACGAGCTTGACAAAACGGATGCAAAGCAAAGAAAGCTACACGCTTACGCTCATACTCCGACATTGTCTTACTCATCTTTTTTGATACAGGATTTGGCTTACTTGTTGGTTTTGCCAAAGCTTTTGGACGCTCAATAGAATACCAGCAGTCTTTGCAGTACTTCTCTTTTCCATGAGCTTTCCATATTACCTTCATCTGATTACATCCGTTGCATAACTTTTGCTTTGGGATCATATTACAAAGAAGTTTTCTGGTAGTAAACTTTCTGCAACAAGAACTTGAGCAAGAGTATACTTATCAATACCAAGAGTTTTAAAGCTTAAGGTATTAGGAGTAGTTACTTCACCGTTCTTGTAAGAAGAAAAGTCTTTTGCTAGTTTCGACTTTGGAAACCATGCTTTCATAAGACGACTAACATACTCATTTGTCTTTTTATTCTTAAATGCTGTAATAACATCTTGAGCTTTGTGATGAATGATTGATACATCTTTCTTTGCTCTTTTTGTCATATGTTCTAACTCTTCTGTGTGAAACGAAGATAGACCATACACAACACGTTTGTATAAAACCTGTTGTTGTGTTGTAAATTCACGATATACTCGTGTTGTGTTTACTTTTCTAATTCGTTGATTAGATTCTTCCGTGTAGTGATACGGAACGCTTGTAAAGTTTGCTGCCCCTACTCGGTATATTACAATACCGTTCTTGTTTGCTGAGACTACTTCTAGCTTTTTCATGTGTGAGATGATTTAAAGATAAAAAGGAGGAATCACTATGACTCCTCCCTAAACTACATATTATAAAACTGCTTGCTTTTCAAAGTTATCGACAGCTTGTTCGTTACTTTCACGATGCTTTCTCAATAACATTTTTCTTGCTGTTACTTCTGCTTTCTTTACAGTACGGATTTCATCAGCACAATCTTCGTCATGCATAATTAAGATATCTTCTGCTGACTCATTACGAGTATAGAATGTATCTCTGTAAATAGGTTCGCCACCAATATTACATACGATACCAGTATCACCAGCAACTTTAAGATGCTTTTCTGGATTCTCGCTGTTAAATGGTTCTAAAGATTCTTTTACAATAATCTTACCTGGAAGGGGCATACCTTGTGTAAACTTTGCGTTTACTAAATCAGTTACTAAACCCTTCAATAAAGTTGAACGGCGAACTACTCTTAACCAACCGCTTTCGCTGATTTGGTGTACTTCTTGCTCTAGACGTACATAACCGTACTCTGGATTGTTTGGTGAGATGTTAACTACGTTACCAAACTCATCTGCTACTACTCTTACTTTTGTGGACATATTATTTATTAGTTTAAGTTATTTACAAGGACAAAAAAAATCCTACCCAGCAAGACCAGGTAGGATTATTAAAACAATAATATAATGTTTACTCTTCAACTATATCAGGTAAGTCAAGATCAGTTGGTTTGATCTTATCCTCAAAAGATATCTGTGTTAAATCTTCTATCTCAGGTATATCGGGGTAGGACTTAGTGCTAGTCAATACTGATCCAAACCATGGATCCTCTACCTCTTCTCCGTAGTTGTTTGCCATTAAGTCTTGAAAGTCATCGTCTGTCATATCACAGAACTGTTCTGTTGACATCTCAATAATCTTTCCGTTTGGCATCTGATAAATCATATATAGGCATAGTAAGTAATGCAAATATATAAGTTACTTTTCACCAAAAAAGGCTATAATAAACGAACAATGGACTATAGAGCTATACCATCAACTATTTTTTGCGACGCATATCACTAACAACACGTTTCCAATAAGCATTCGTTCTATTAATTGCTTCTTGACGTTTGTCTAGTTCTACTCTTGCTTCTGCTAACTCTTGTTTTAGATCACGTACTTGTCGTGACTGGAAAAAATCTAGTAATCCCATTATTTATTATTTTTAGTTATCTGTTTATAAACAGCACTAAGACTACCTCCAATAACCACTGGATCAGTTTTCTTTGCTGACATCTTGCTGTTCTTTGTTAATGTAACTATATCAACTAAGTTACCTTCTGCGTTTACAGCTTTACCTTTTCTTATTAGATTAAAGGCACTTACCATATCTTCATTCTCAGATTGATAATGTAAGAAGAGTATCTCTTTTGGTTTGACATCTTTTATGTCTTCTTCAGTAATCTCTTCTACTGGTTTTCCCTCTAGCTTATCTGTTGGAAGAGTTCTTACCATTCCTACATAAGCAAAGATTGAACCAACTACGTTAAACTTATCTTTTGCAAGCTTATCACCTAGCTTAGGTAATATATCTTCCATAAGAAAAGCTTTCGAGTCTCTTGTTTCTAGTAATCTATCTGGTAAAGGACAGATCATTAAGTGATCTCTTTCAGTCTCATCTTTTGCTTCATTTTTTTGAGCAATAATACCTATTGTAGGAGATAGTTCTCCGTCATCAACAAGCATCTTTTCCATGAGATCTTTAAACTCATTAATCAACAGTGTTATCTTTGATTTTTTCATACTGTTTGTTTAAATCCACCATCTTGGTGAGTATTCAGCGATTATTTTATAAGCTAATCGTCTAGCTTTTGAATGCATAATCTCAGACATGTAGTTACCTATCATAAATCTAGACTTATCACTACCATGTTCTGAACTACTCTTCATACTATGCCATTTGACTGCTTCTTTATATGCTCTTGGATACTTATCAAAGTATTCACCAAGGTTGTCGAAGTTAGTCGTTGCAGTAAAGTGTCCATGGGCATCGATATTATAATCTGCACCATAGTACTTATCTAACTCATTGTGGTAGTAACCAGTTTGTACTCGATATAGTAACTTATGAGCTATTTTAATCTCTCTTAGTTCACGTTCTGAACCATACTTAGCATTGAATAACTCAAAGTTGTTAGTCATACGGGCAAGCTGATCTGTTACTAATCGCTCTAAGTATAAATAATCCCAAGGATTACAGTCATAGATCCTTGGTATCCAATACCATAGATTGCTTATAAGCGTATATACTCGATGTTTCCAGTATATTAGCTTTAGTTGTATCTCCTTTAACTTATTCATTGCTTATTGCTAATAAGAGCAGCTTTGTTGCTACTCGTTCATATACCATCCAAAACTCTTCAGCTGTTATCTCAACATGGAGCTGTATGTTTACTGCAAAGTTTGCATTGCATGTACTTGCTATCTCTCCTGGCATACTTTTTGGTATCCAACCAGTCTTAGCTCCTTCATCATTAAACTCTTTTACTTCTAATACGTTACCTGTATCTTCATGTAAGCCAACATAGTTATAGATCAGTGTTGAGTTGCTGCTAATATAGTTAATACCAAACTTAGTATACTCATTTCTTTGATTACTCATAGTTTTTTGCAAGTTAAAAAATATATCTGATATTAGATACATCAAAGTACTGACCATACACATTCTTAAACTTAAGAATCGCTTGAGGCTTTATATGGTTTGCATAACGCAAGTTAATGCCACCATACTCTGATTTCTTGTACTCTTGTATGTCTGGATTATATAGTAACAAGTTAATGCGTTGACCTTCATTTGTCTCTTGATTACGCTTTGCTTGTATGTCACTATATGTCATAAAGATACATTCACAAGGTACGTCAATACCTAGATTCTTTAGTTGATTAAATAACTTAGCATACTGAATTAACCAACCAGTCTCGTCTCTAATAACAATAGGAGAGAAGTTTATATGTACTTCAAACTTCTTTTGTAGACTCTTTATAGAATCAATCCTCTTATCTATACGAGTTGTATTAGGTTCAAGTAACTCTGAGTACATCTGAGGCATTAAAGATACTCTAATACGATTCTTTGCAGGATCTATAATATAGTCATCAAGTGGAAATCTATTAGGATACTTTGTTGCAAACGTACTCTTTAGTTTTGGATGGTCATTAAAAAAGCTAAACACTCTTTGCCAGTCATAATGCTTATGATGTAAAGCAATGTCAGTACTACAGCCTATGTCGATGGTATAGTATTTCTCATCACACTGATTAGGTTCTTTTGGCCAAGGCTGAGCTTCTACCCAGTGATCTATACTCATTAGTATCTGATCAATATTATCGTTAATATAGACTGTTGTATCATTAAATCGTCCAACATAACAGTATGATACCATACATCCTCCTGCGCAGCCATAAATAAAGTTGGGAGAAACAGCATCGCTACTCCTCCCATTTGGTTTTGTGACTAATGTTTTAGTCTTCTGATGTTTGAATATCATCTGGCTTCTTTTTACGGTTATGTAACTCAGCTTCAGCTTCAAACTGTGCTTTATCTAACATCATATCGATATCGTCCTTTACAGTTGAGCACTGATTAATCATTCTCTGAACAACATAAGGTTGTAGTCCATGATACATTACTTCAACTTCAAAGTCTTTATCAGAAAACAGATTGATCATCTGCTCTTCACTGATATCAAGTACAACAAAGTGCTTATACTTATTAGTTATTATATTCCACAGAATATTTAGTTTAACTACTAGTTTTGTCATCATCTATATTATTATTATGTAATCTAACAAGGTATTCAGCAAGTTCTTTGCTAAGTTCACCTGGACGCACTACTGTATACTCTTGTCCTGTATCAATCATTTGATACTCGCTATACAGAATAGGTTCAATAGGTACAATAGTTCTACACCAGCATTCTTCACCTTGACCACAAGTAGATACTTTCCATTTTACTATAAGAGATAACTCTTGTGCTTCTTCGTATGTCATCATGGTTTAAGTTTAGACAACTCTTTTTCAAGTTCAGCGATTCTTTCCTGTTTTACAGCAGTTGTTATTCTCTCAAGCTCTTTTTTAAGCTCCTCTACAACATTTAGGTTATCTGCAACCATCTTGTCTATTCGAGGTTTGTTAAAATAGAAGTAATGGTAAACTTCAACTTCTGGTCCATATACAGTGTGCTCTACTACTATTTCAGCTTTACTTTTAGTACCTGTACGAAAGTAAATAGTATAAAGCGGATGAAAACTATTGAACCACGAGTTGTCATCACGATATATTTTAACATTACCAATATGAATAGAGGACGTAGGTAAAGGATTATCTTCTGTGTCATACTTTCGTATTTCAGTACGTATCTCTTCTGCTATCTTAAGCAAGGCTTTTAGTTGTTCTCTCATTTTTCTTGTTTTTTACGTGGAACATTATTTACGGTGATGTGTTTACTCTCACCCTTTCTGGCTTTTTTAATCTCAGTATGGATATCAGTACCAGCATCTTCAAGTTTTTGTAGTAGTTCAAAGATTCTTTGTTTTCTTTGCTCCTCTTCTTTACCACCAAAAACATAGTAGTCTAATAAAGCTCCAAAGATTCCTGGAGGTACTGGCAAACACCATCCTGCTAATAGTATAGCAAGGATTAACATTAAATAAGGTGATTCCATTACCAAAGTGCTTTAACTCTCTTTACTGCCCAAGTATATCTACTCTTATTATTCAAACGAAAGTAGTAGTGACCTCCTGTTTGTGTAGCTTTATGTCTAAACTGCCACATAGTAGTGTTACGTAGTTCTTGAATAATATCCTCATTACCAGACCAACCTAGTGTATGGATCTCTAAAAGACCATGCTTATAAACAATACCATCGTCATAATACCATATAGATCGGATATACTCAATAAGGTCTGTAAAGTCAAGATTCTTGTAATACTTACCTAAGACATAAGTACCGTTAACAAAACCACAGCTCCAGTTCTTAATATAATCTAAAGCTTCTTCTGTTGGGTATCCATCACTATCTAATAGTTTTTCTGGATATGGATAATCTAATAACTCATCTTGTTCTTTATTTGACATCTTTTTGTTGTTTAGCCTCCCATTTCACCTGTATCCCGCCAGTCAGTATTACCCCACTCGTCTTTGAGTTTACGGTGTTCTTGATAAGGAGTTGGTTTATACTTTTTTACGATTGGCATTATCTCTCTTGTTAGAGAACCTGCAGTTTTAGTACCATCAAGAACCCATTTTATGATAGTGTTTTCTATAGCACTATATACTTCATTTTCAGTCATCATCTTATTGTTTAAGTTTTACCATCCACTAATCTCTGCGATTAGATCAATCTTTTTCTGCTCTTTAACTATTTCTATAAGTTTATCTATACAAGCATTCTCTGCTTCTTCGTAGGTAGCATAATGACCATATTCTGATATTCTTTGAGCATCTTTATAGATATTATAGTAGAATTCTATTCTTGGTCCGTGACCAATTTCAACGTATATATCATACTTCTCCCGAAAGAATCTAAATATTTGTTGTTTAAGTGGTGCTTTGACAAGAGTTTTTTCTGACAACTCACAATCTATAAATTGTAGTAATATTTCCCCTGTTGGTTCTTCCCATTCGGTTACTATACAATATCTGCCTATACATCTTTCATCAAACCCTAAATACTTTAAGGCTAATGCTTGCTCGTATGTTACAAATTCTCTTTCCATGCTGTTTTTATTTTAGTTCGTAGTATTCACGTGTAACAGTAGCACCTATTGGTTTGACATAATCATTTAAACCTGATAAGTCACGGATGTACCCATCTTCAAAACGAGCTATCGTATGGTATGTGGCATCTCCGTGTCTATTTGCAGTAACAGTATGAGATAATACAACACCATAAACGGTTACAGGTTTAAAGAACGCTTTGTTGATACCAATAATAAGACCTGTAATAAGTGCAATACCTGCTAACATCATTAGTACTATATGCCACCATTCTGGGTCATATGGTAAATCATTGTTTGCTATCTCTTGATCAGTCATTACTTTATTACAACCACGACACCTAAACATATCTGATGTATAGTACTCTCTTAGCATTGAGTTATGTTTACATCTCATTTTTAGTCAGTTCTATAATGTTACCAAAAGAAGTTAAACCTTGTCTGAATCTACCATCGTATACACAAGCAGCATTAGAGAATACAGTAGGCGTAATAGAGTATTGTGATACGCCTTGATTAGTTTCAACACCAGACATATTATGTATATGTCCAAAGGCTACAAGCTTTAGATTATCTTTTAAAGCTAAGCAACGTTTCATTAACGCTGAACAACCACAAAACTCAAGCTCACCAGCTCTATTAAAGCTAAGATCTCTAACACTTTTTGGTGGACCATGAACTATAAGCACATCAGTATCTTCTGGAATAGCTTGCCATACTATATCAAGTTTAGCTCTTTGTTTCATAAAAGCCCAGTCACCAAAGGTTGGTGTATGCGGACTACCATAGAACTTAAAACCATTAATAGTAACACTATCATTCTCAAGATATATAATACCCTTATCTTCAAAGTCACTTGCTTTAACAAGTCTACGCTCTATTGATGTATCATGATTACCAGCAACATAAATCTTGTGTTGTACAGGAACCATTGCATACCAATCTATAAACTGTCTCACCTCATGTTCATTTGTGTAAGGGTTCTTTGGATTAGAACAGTCCCCGCTATGTATAACTACATCGATGCCTAAGAACCTATCTTCAGGCATCATTTCATGAAAACTATGGGTTACGTATCCGAGAGGTGTAAGATTTTCATCCTACTCTCTCGGAGATTCTGTTTTGAATTGTTCATCTTATTTATTATTTAATAGTGAATGTATACGCATACCAGCGACAATACCAAGTATAAAAACTACTACTGTCATGGCTTTATGCGTTTAACTTTGATATAAGCAGCTCTTTGTGCACGTCTTTCAAAAGCATTAGCTTTTTGCCAATCACGCACTTGATACTGTGCTTCAGACTCACTGAATACAGGTGTGCCTTCTTGCCAGTCTTGAACTAGCTTCTTCTTTTGCATTGGTGTATATACCTTTGTATCAGGAGTTGTACTAGCTACACGAATCTTATACTTTGGATACACACAACCTAATACTCCTAGAGTACAGATTGCATAAACGATTATTCTTCTCATCTATAACTGTTTGCTTTTTCTTTTATATACTTATTCTCTCCGTGAAACTCGTAGTCCACTAACTCATTATAGTTCTCTTTGAACTGGGCTGACTTAACAAAATACTTATATGCCTCAAAGTCATGCGTTCTTAACTGCTCAAGAGCTAACTCATACTTACCAATAAGTTCTAATAGATGTTCATTAGCTTTTGCCCCACGTTCAATCTGAACAGTTGCATTTAGTGTTACTGTATCAGATTTTGAGTATGAACTATCAACTTTATCAAACAGTTCTTCTGACTTGATCTGCTTTTGCTTTATACCATCTTCAGCATGCTTTGCTAGTACAATAGCAACGTTTATCATTGTTATTGCAACTAGGCATAGTAGTAATATCTCTACTACTCTACGGTTGTACTTTATTCCACTCATCTTCTTTATGTTTGATTAAACGGTCATAACGGATTCTCCAATATGTATAATAAGGATGAAAAAAAACTAGTGGGTAACCGTGGAGATATAGATCTGCTCCAAGTAACTTTACAGCATTGTCATCAAAGATAATAATAGTATCTGTACCGCCCCATCTCTGCCACCATCTAAGATGGGTTTCTTTCTTCATAAAGTATCTTGTACCATTGAAGTTTTCTTGTAAAGTATACTGACCATCTCTTAGAGCAGCATACGTTTTTGGTAAGCTTTTAAACATGTCCCAAAATGCAATAGTTATAACTAAAGCACTAGCTGTATATATCACTAAGCATAGTGATAATACACGACCAACAACAGGTAATAGGTTTTCCATAACAGGGTTTTTAAAGATTAAAAAAAGAACTAGTCTTTGTGACTAGCTCTGTTACTCATCAAGTTTTGATATGATGACATAGTCACCGCTAACTATAACTCTCTTAGTATCAGTGTCAAAGATAATACTTCTACCGTACAATCTAAACGAGTTTGTATGATAAGTTCCTCCACCTGTTACATATATATCATACTTATACTGAACGTCTGGTGTTGCAGCACATTTTGCTACCCAGAATACTGGAGCACATATAAGTGTAATAATCGCAAATAATTTTACTATCTCTTTCATCGTGTGTTTTTTGAGTGATGATCTGGAAAAGGTAATGATGATACAGGTTCTTTGTCTTTTAACATCATAGCAATAGATCTAAACGCAACAGGAAGCATACTATTTGCATCAACACCAACGTCCATAATACGTCCTTTACCAGCATGTCTATTAATTCCTGCTAAATGAACATGTCCATGAAGATGCATAGCTCCTTTGTTCATATCTTTCCAAGACATCATTGGATAATGACATGCTTGAATCATATAGCTTGCAGTTACTTGACCACCAGCAACATAGTTTATCTCAATCTCAAGCATATCACTAACAGAAGCAAAGATATCTTGTATATCCTCACGATTGTTCTCAATATGATGATCATGATTACCAAGAACAAGATGTATATTTTCACAATATATCTGCTCTCTAAACTTTCTGATGTTTTCAAAGCCGCCAAAAGACCAGTCTCCAAGATGAATAAGTATATCTTGTCGTTTTACCATTAAGTTAATACCTGTCACAAGGTCTTTATTCATGGCTTCTAGTGTATTATAGTCTCTTGTTGAGTCATTTGCATCTTGCCACGATGTTACACCTTTACATATGTTCTTATGACCATAATGAGTATCAGAAGTAAAGTATACTTTACTATCTACTGAGTTTAAAAGCTTTAGTTTTTTCATATACCAACTGGGATTTCAATAGTTTCTAAGCCATAAGATACAAGTAAGATGTTAAGTTGCGTAACCAAGCCTTGCTTCTTCATATCATCTAAGTCTTCTATCTGCAATGATAATCTAAAGAAGTGTTCCATAGCAATAGTAGCTATATGAAACTGCTCAGTTATCTCCAACTTGTCATAGTCATCATCGTTTTTAATTCTCAAGAAGAAGTTATCAACAACTTTTAGTAACTCTGTGTGCAACTGGCTAGTCAAAAGCTTAATTTTTTGCTTGTTCATTGACTTATCTGGGATGACATGTTCTTCAATGAAGTTTGTCATCATACCAGTTAAAGCAATGTATACTAATAAGCTGTACTTTGGACTATTTCGACGTAATACTTTCTCTGACATGTTTTCTGTTAAGTTTTAATTGTGAGTGAGAGTTGATTTGTGACAGTGGGATGTGATCCTTTTTTGCTGCCAACTTTGTTTGATCTTTTACGATCTCTTCGTTCAATCGGGCTATCCATTGATTGTACGAGATCCCAAATGGGTTTCTGGGTTTTACTTCAGCCATAGTTTAAACTGTTAAAGTGTGAGAAATAAACAAAAAAAACCTGTATGATTTATACAGGTTGAGTAATAGTTGAGAGTTCAAGTATGCAATTAGCGTTCATGGCTCAGTTGACGCATCTCGTGGCCATAAGCAAACTATGTTTATTATCTCTCGTTTTACAAGCGTTTTACAACGACTAGCTTGTATCTTGAAGTTACTATTGTGGACCAGATAGGGATCGAACCTATTACCTACTGATTATGAGTCAGTTGCTCTAACCAAGTGAGCTACAAGTCCAAGATATATGGAAGGGCATCGAACCCTATTACTGTGTATTGCTTTTTCTAATCATGAGTGCACTCAATCATAGATAGTCATACTGAGTCTCACCCGAGTCCCACTCGGCAAACCATACAAATCAGTTTTATCTCTGTCTGATTAAACAGACTCTTTCTTAAAAGAGTAATCAACTGTATATCCTATAGATATACTAATACTATAAAGAGAGACTTCGGGTCTTTCAAGGTTACTGCTATACTAGAGGCTAACCTTTGCCTTTGATCTAGAGTCCGAACACAGCTTCACTCATCTCTCTTTATGTAGCTAAGACAGGTACTGCCCCTGTTGCTTGGTCTTTTGGTTCCGACGTAAGCGGATTACTCACCCACGAGTTACTTTTACTCTACTTAGCTATGCAGGTGGATAATACAGTACTAGGTAGTTAATCATTCCTGTATTATCCTCTATAAGTAGCCTGCATGAGTTTTTCTTTTGGACACTGCTGGTAGAAACTCATTAAACCACCTCACGCATAGTACACTTATCTAAGAACTACCAAAGACTTATGTCTAACTGTCGTAGTCAGGGCCTGATTCGAACAGGCAATACTCGGCATTAAAACCGCTGCATTGTATAATAGGACCAGTAAGTATTTCACGCAGTAACCTAACCCTATGCGTCTACCATTCCGCCACCTGACTAACACTCTTCAAAAATAATAAAACTATGATTACTTACCAAACAAGATCTTCTTCATACGAGCAGTTCCTGGTAGTAAGTTCTCATCTGTTAACTCAATCAACTCTATATCATCCGGTAACTCAACTGGTACAAACTCTGTTGACTTTTTTTCAAAGATATCTTGATGATAGTAACCAGTAAAACCCTTTAACGTATAATACAGACTATTCAATAAAGGTACATAATGAACTGACTCAACAATAAGTAGCTCCCCTTTAACATTTCGAACTGTGCTATTAATAGGGTTTGTATATGATAATAAAGTAGTATAGTCATATGTATTTAGATCAGCATTTGGACCTATATATGCTATAGTTAACTGTTTATTCTTATTATCATAATAAAGAACATCACCTGCACTATGTGCTGTAGCTAACAATCTTACAGTAGTTAAGTCATCTATATTCCTTTTTAACATCCAACATTGATGTTGTAAATCTCTTACGAGACTACTTACTCCATGATATCTAGTTTCTTGAAAAGTAGGCCAATCCCCATCTTTATCTTCAACTGTGTACCCGTAAAACTTTGATGCATAAGCATGCCTATCTCTTATGTTTAAAATATCAAAAATCGTACCATTATAAGAACCATCTTGTAACTCAAGGTATGTTTTTCTAACTCTATAAGTTAATGCCCCATAAGGTAAACTAAAGAAAACAGTATCACCAAAATTAAGATCGGGTTGAATAAAAGATTGTTTAGGAGACAAACAAGACTCAGGAAAGTCACCTTTAAAGTGCTCAAGTGTGTAACAGTTGTTATCAGCATATGATCTGATTTTAACCACTGTACCTGCAGGAACACCTAAGATATCAGAGTTTGTGGTCATTACATCTCCAATGTCATATGCATATATTCTTGGTGGTGTCATAATAGTTATTGTTTAATCAAGAAGTACAGGAATCGAACCTGTGTCTAGTATACTACGTCATTTCTCGTTTAGTAGTTACTCGTAATGCCCTATACTACCTTCTCTGTATCTTATATGTACGACTTTATTTATTATGTACAGATCCTTTGCACAGATCCTTATAAGATATTATCAGCTGCGTAAGCTTTTAACTTAAACACTAATTCTCTTTGAGACAATGCTATTACATAAGCTGTATCTTCTGGTAATGTCTCACCAGTAGTCGCTCTTACTCTTTGTAAATGATATTCAATACGTCTTGCTGATTCAGCATTATGCTGTAATGATATCTGATTCAATGCATCAAGAGGTACACAGTTTGTACACTTTGATTCTTCTTTCAGTTGTTGTTCAACTGGAGCTTTCGGTTTCTTGTTGTAAGCTCTTTTTGGTGCTTGTTCAGCAACTTTGTTAAGTTTTTTTGCCATGATTTTAGATTATTATGCGGGTGATTCTTGATGCACCCTGTTTTGTAACATGATAGCCGTCACGACTTATGACGCCTTTTTCTTTTAACGATTTTAAACATCTCTGTGTTGTTGCATCTGAGCAACGAAGACGTAAAGATAACTCTTTTACTGATATCCATGTGTAGCCTAGCTGTTCGTTTGTATAACAAGCGAGTATACCAACCATTGCTTTCTCAATATGAGTAAGTGTTGGGTCATCAGCTACATATCGTGGATACTTACCAAATCCTTTTTGCTTGCTCATACTAATTAGGTTAAAAGGGTTAGATTGCTTTTACACAACCTAACCCTTACCTCTCTCTCACACAAATATCTTATACCTCTTGTACGGCTTTGTCAACTACATCAGATACATAATCAAAGTCATGATCGATAATAGCAGCAAACAAATCAAAGTCATAGTTAGAGTTAATAACTTGCTTTACAATACGGTTATAGCCTTTGAACTCAGCCATCTTTTCTTTTGCAAACTCATCAATCTTGTTTTGTAAAACAGATTCTGAGATGTGAGAAAATACTTCAGATGCTCCTTCTTTTAACTTATCCATTATCTCTGAGCTACTAAGCTTTGCTTTAACTTCGCCTTGCTTTCTCCAGACATAGTTTGTCTTCTCATGCCATACCAAGAAGAAAACAGCTGCGAACAACTCTTCTTGCTTTGATGTGATTGACTTAAGTACTGTTTCTAGTACAGCAGTCTTTTTCATTAATATAACTGGTGGTTCTTCACCGATCTCTTCAAAGTCTTTCTCAATACAGTTAGACTTTAAGGTCTCAAATATGATACGGCCAATGATTTTATCTGCCGTCTCTTGGTCGATACAGAATGCTACGTGCATCTCTTTATCTTCATGATTAAATAAATAGCTCATGTTAGTATTCAATGGTTTGAGCATCTGCTTGAAGGGCAAACAGATACAGTTGAAAAGCTTGATGTGGGTCTTTTGCAAAGATAGTAAACTCGTTTATAATAAACAGTTTGCCATTCTTTATCTCAGTTATCCACTCTGATTCAGGTAATAGTTTAACAACAGAATGCATACCATCTTCGATGTTTATGTACTCATCTTGTTGTCTTACTATGTTATGAGATTCTAAGAAACTCATTAACCCTGGAACAGACTCATCTGACACTATAATAGCATCATTTGAGTCTAATCCAAAGTTGTTACAGCATGCAGTTGCTTCAATAAGCACTTGATTCTGCAGATTGACAATCTCAATCTTTGCTGATCCATCACTATAACTATCCGTCTTTACAATAATACGTGACGGACCATCTTCTCCTGTAAAGAAGTTAAACACTTTGTGTTCTGACATCTCCATCGTTTAGTTGATTTCGATATAGTCTTCATCAAAGATAATCTCAGATGGTACACGAGTAACCTTGATAGAGATACCGTATATCTTCATTGAGAAGTTAACCTTTACAGGAATGTCAACAATATCATCAACAACAATGTCTGTTACTGTAACATTTTCAGCTTCTTTATAAGCCTTGTTATCATTCTTTTTGATACGAATGATAGCGTTATACACTGACATGTAGTCAATGTTTAAGTTTTTTGCGATCATACCTGTTGGCATGCCACGTCTAAACCATCTTTCGATACGATCCATTGGAAGATTCTTCTTCACTCTTTTTTTTGTTACTTTCATCTTGTGTGAGATTTATTGTTTATTAATTATTTTACGACTTTAGATGTAGGAGATAAAAAAAAAGAAAGGGACCAGCATAACCAGCCCCTTTACTCCATTAACCCTCTACTTATCAACTATGTTAACTTTATACTTTAGTTTGTAGTACATCTGTATAATGATAAACAGCATTACAAAGAACACAAGTGGTTCAATGATGCAGAATATCCAGATGTTTACTTCTTCGTAAGTCATACCGACTTTTTTTGCGAGAAGTTCAAGAGCTTGAACACACAGTTTAAAAACTCCATTGATTAAATTATCTGACATAACTATTATATTCTAGATTGCGTTATTGCCTTTTAAAAACCTGTGTACTTGTTAAAGTACTCTTCGTTACGTTTACGATATTCTAATGCTGGAAAAGCGGCAACCCACCATCCAATGAATAAAGTATAGATAACAAACCATCCTCTATCAGATATGACTTCTTGGTATGGTATAAATACCACAGCAAGTAGACTTAACATCAAGTAGAACAGCATGAACGATGCAATGTATATGCTAATCAGGAATATTGTTTTCATGATCTTGAGTATTTGATGATGACAACAATCGTCCATACAAGCGTAGCAACAGCTGCTGCCATTGACATATACATGTGGTCAGTATAAAAGTACTGAACCATTGCAGCAACTAATAATATTAGTGCTAATAGATTAAAGATGAAGTCGATTACGACCTCTTGTTTTGATTCTTTCATGTGAGATTTATTTTACCAGAAGTTAAATGGATCATTATCAGATACCTCTACTGGATTAGACATTACATTAACTGAGCCTTCAGTCCTTAGTTTATTAACAAAAGCTTCATTAACCTTTGCAAGCTTCTTTTTGTAGTAAGCAACTATATCTTCAGACATATTCTTGTTTGACTTACCATAGAACTGATCGATCTTAAACGCTATAAAAGGTTGATTTGTACCTCTAGTATCAAGACCAGCTTCTAAAGCAGTAAAGATTACAGGATTATTTACACCAAACGTTTCAATGATACTAAGAGTACCATCAATGCCACCATAAGTAGTATGATAGGTTAGATACCTACCATTTTTTACTTTTGACCAATAGCTAGTATAGAAACAGTGCTTCATTATTTTACCTTCTGTAAAAGCTTTCTTTGTTGTATCAACGATAGAAGTATACTCATCTTCAAAGTCTTTAAAGAACTCAAAGAATCGATACGGACTTGCTTGCTCATCTGCCATATCATCTATCTCGTAAGATAGTAATTCAGCTGACCACTTATTATGCTCTTCGTTTAGTCTCTTATAAGACCAAAGTAAGTTTATTTTGTGACCAAGTAATTCAAGCTGATCTAACACGTCAGTGATAAGTCTCCAGTCTGTTTCTGGTTTGTCATCTCTAAAACTTTTAGAAAAGAACTCACCAAAGTGTACATAACTACTGCTCTGTTCGTATTCAGGATTAAACATAGTATTACTAAAAGTATATCGAACACCATCTTCAGTATCTTTTCTATCAAACTTAGCAAGCATTGCATCTTCATATCTTGTTTTTTCTTTTGCATGATAATCAACAAGCTTTTCAATAAATGCATCAGCGTTTATACTATGACGTAACAGTCTGATAATCTTGTGTTTATCAGGGCTATCGTATAGGTTTGAACTAGCACAGTTCATAATCTTTACTAACTTCAAGAACAAAGCTGGGTTTACATCAAGCTTATGAGATTTAACAATCTGTTCAGCAAGTTCGCTTGGATTCTTTATCTTGCCTTGTAGTATCTTACCATAGTTACCTTTTGACATGAATGCATGTAGATACGTTGCTTGAGTAAACCAAGTGATGTTAAGTACACCAGCTATAGTAACTAACAATTTAGTACCAAATGCTGTATTAAAGTCTTGATTCCACCATACTTGAAGAGTACCGCGTTTGTTAACAGTAAAACCACGCATACCTTTCTTACTTTTAGCAAGATGATATACGTTATTAGGACGCTTTGCTATTCTATAAGGGAGCTCAGAGAAGTATATTATACCGTCTTCAATCTTTACATTTGTGTTATGCAAGACCTGACTCTTTAGTCTTTCGGTACGGTTATACTCTAAAGCTTTCTTGATACCGTTGGGCTTTTGAGTAAACTCTATTGCCCAATCTGGTATCGAATCTATTACTATTACTTGATTTTCCATTACACTAATCTTAAGTCTGACCATTTAACTAATGTATTCCATAAGACACCCGTCTTTGGATTTGCAACAGCGACTAACCCATCAGGATAGACGTTTGTTACTCGAGCTATTGTCTTTTTATTTGATGTCCATACAACATGATAAAAAGCACCTCGTTTTGGAGCACCTGTTAATACTTTCATACTAGTAAGCATCATCGTATTTACAGAACATAACCTTGCCAATCAAAGCAGAGACTATAGCAGAACCTAATACAATCTGAAACAGATTCTGACTAGGCTCACCTTCTTGAATACCAGGTGTTGAGTTGTAGCATACGTTTACGTATACCATTGCGATAATAGAGTATGATGCAAACACTACCGTTAGCATCAATAAGATTTTTTTACGTCTTGACATTGTTGTAGATTAAGGGATTAAACATTCTAAAAAGCCTTTTTATATCATGCTTAGGATAGGTTCTTACTCGGCTGGACTTAACTCTTGGATCTGACGCATAACATCAGTTACACCTTCTTCAGTTAAATGACCGATAACATCATCAGTTACTGGTGTATCATAGGTTAAAGAACCATCTTTGTCTAAGACAGCTGCTTCATATAATCCTTCGGGACCACCATAAGTATATGGACCAATGACAACAGATATACCATAACCGTTTGGAAACGCAACATAAGCACGTAGTCCAAAAGCTTCACCACCAAACGCATCGCTAAACTCTAAGTCTTTGAACGTCAACATGTTAGCGATTGTTTAAGGTTTCAAAGTATATACCAATACAAGTAACAACACCACCAAACAAGAATACTACATGGTCGGCAAGATTACCAACAGTAAAGATTCTAACGAATCCAAACATTGACACAGCTGTACCTAAAGCCATGATAATGATAGCACCTCTTTTTAGTGCTTGCTTACGCTCTTCTTGAGCTTTCTTAATTAATTCTGGATTAATCATGTTAATAAGATTTACGGATTATAGTTTATACTCTTTTAGCAACCATTCTTTGTAAGCTTGGTCTTTCTTTTTGATTTCACTTAACTGTTTCTCTTTTATCATCTTGAGTAAGACAATAGAGTTTCGATGAGTAAATGGTACAACACCAAGATGTCTTATGTAATAGAAGAAACCAAAGTCAGCTATTTCCATTTGAGGATGACCAAGTAAGATTAGATCAAACCAACCTTTATCATCATACTCAACGGCTTCATGATACTGTTTACTTATCATGATTCTTAAGTCACTATCAGTTGCAGACACTCGATCTAATGATAGATAAATACCACTAAGTAGTATAAACATTGTGCCACATGTCATGGCAAAGATTTTAGCTTTGTGCATTTTTATTTATTTTAAGGGTTAAACGATTTTATTCTACCAATAACAGTAGCACTAGTACTTCCACGGTCACAACCGCAGCCACAACGCCAGCCCCATACATTTAGGACTTTATTGTCTTTAATTACGTACCAAGAAAACTCTTCATCATTATAATAACGATCACTAGCACGATACTTATTTAGCTTAGCTTCTTTGTGCTTCACATAATGCTGAGCTTTCTTAAGGGTATTAAATACAATCATTTGATTAAAAGATTAAAGCAGATTTGGTAGCCACCATCTGGGCTACCGTCACTCTGCTAGGTGAAACAAAGAGACTAGCAGGATCTCTCAGAATATTTAACACCACACCTGCCTGTGATGCCAGGTCTTGCTCCTGGATTGTGAACAACATAGGATTCGAACCTATGATTTGTAAGCCTTCAGTATGCGTTGACTTACACTGTCATAAAACTAAATACTAGCACAAATTACTCATGTGATGCATACATTCAGTGCGTGTGCCTTCCCCGCCTGTTGTTC